TTCCGTCGTTTGACGAATCCGAAAGCTGTATAAGCCATGCTCGATCTTATCACCAACGCACTAGGCGGCGGCGCACTCGGTGTCTTGCTCCGCATCGGCAACGGCTTTTTCGAGAACTACAAGTCGGCCCAAGAGCACAAGCGCAAGCTAGAGGAGGCGCGAGTCATGGCCGAAATTGCCAGCGACAAGGCGAAGTGGGATGCGTTTACGGCTAGTCAGCAAGCGGCCACGCCTCCAGCCAACACATCGGACTGGGCGGCCAATTTGATAACGCTGTTTCGCCCGTTCATCACGCTGCTCCTTTTGATTCTGGTAACGATTGTTTTCTTTCGAGTCACGGCATCCGAGCAAGCTGAGATGATCGACGAAATTCAATTCTGTGCATTTAATTGTGTGGGGTGGTGGTTTGGCGATAGGATGACCCGCAAGAAATGAGCACCGAACCCAAAGACTTTGTCGAGGTGGCTCGGCTCTGGAAAGAAACCGGATGGCTCACGGCTGTCATCGGTGGCGCAGGAATGACCGCGCGTTTGCTGGCGAATCCGATCAAAGGCGACGTTTGGGAATCTGTTCGGCGCATCGTGATGGCCGCAATCGTCAGCTCAATCGCTTGGTTCGTCGTCGAACAAATCGAGGTCAGCTCATTCGTGAAGGCGATAACCTACGGCGTTGCGGGCGTCATCTCTCCTGAAATTATCGACGGTCTCACTTCTCTGGCTAAGAAGTATAGCAAGAACCCGAACAAGCTCTTGAAGAAATGAACCCGAAGCTGATCACCGCTGCGCTGGCCGCAACCGTCGTCTGCTTTTCGGGCGTAGGCGTCATGACGGTGCAAAAGGTTTCAGAGAACATTGCGGCGAGCGACCGAGAGTTTTCGCTGACGAGCAACGTGCTGAGTCCGCTTTTCGACATTTACGGCTTGGCGATTGTGGACGGTCAGGCGAAGGCGAGCAAAGGACTGATCGACGCAAAAGAGTTTTGCGCTTCGCTCACCAAGCTAGAATCTGAAGCCGAGAGGCTAATTGGCGAGTTTGGTAAACCGCCCGAACTCGTGGCCCAGCATAAGCTGGTTAAAGCCTATTTGGAAAAAACACGCATGGCCTGCGACAAGGGTCAAATCGAGACGCTCAACTCTCCAGCCATGACTGCTGAACTCTACGGCGTCATTGACCCAATGACAGAGCTCATCAACAAGCTCCTATTGGAAAACCTAGAAACATCCCGTAAGTATAAGAAATCGGCTGACGACGCACTCATCACTTTTGAACGCTTCGCCAGTGTAGCCGCTGGGCTTGGTATCGTATTTGCAGTCGCTCCGTGGATAAAGCCTAAGAATGGGCCGTCTGTTATAGTTAAGCCCAAAAGCCGCAAGAAGCGCGCGAAGCGATAAGCAATTTTGACGTCCGTCGCAGTAGCGATGGAACAAGTCATCACATTTGCAGCCTCGACCGGAGCCATTGACACCGAAGCCGGCGTCATCCGTGGCGTCTCGCTGATCACCAAAGGCCCAGCTCTCGGCCACGGCGTCATGATTGACGACAAAACCTTGGAGCAAGTGAAGACTGCCGCCGAGCAATACGCTGGCGGACTCAAGGTGAAGCTCGACCACTCTGGCGGTGCGGGCGACATTGTTGGCTACATCGACGCGCTGCGTATCGACGGCGAGAAGCTACTGGGCGACCTGCACTTGCTGCAAAACTCTCCGCACCGCGCTTACATTTTAGAGATTGCTCAACGGATTCCTGACACGTTCGGGCTTTCCATCGCGTTCTCTGGCCCGTCGGAAAAGTCATCCGACAAGCTAACCACTTTGCAACGGTGCTCAGAAATCTACTCGGTGGATCTCGTTTCAGAGCCTGCCGCAAACCCCTCAGGATTTTTTGCCCGTAAACTGAAACAACTTCAGAACGGAGAAATTGAGCAACCCGAAGCAAAAATCGAAATCGAACTTCCTATGAACGAAGAAATGAAAAAAGCTATCGAGGGCATGATTCAGTCTGCCATGATGGGCATGAGCGATAAAATCGCCAAGCTCGAATCCATGCTGCCTCCCGTAGAGGACAAGCCTGCCGCTATGAGCGCGCAGAATGAAGTCGTGCAACTCGCTGCGAACACCGCCGCGCTCGCTGCCGTCAAAGAATTTGCCAAGTCGTTCGGTGCGCCTGCCGCTCCCGTCGCCTCGGCTGAGGCTCCCAAGCCTGCCGTGCAATCGCAAAAATTCGAGGAGATCGTCGCCGCCAAAGCCTCCGAGCTGAAAGGCGACAAATCTGCCGCGATCTCGTTTGCCATCAAAAATCACGCTGACCTTTACGCCGCTTATCGTGCGCGCGTGCAAGGCGGCGAAATCGTTAAACTCTAATCCTATAAACCAACATGGCTACTTCATTCAACAACACTGGCACGTTCGTGGCTAATGCGGCTATCACCGCTTTCCGCCTCGTGTCCATTTCCGCAAATCGTGGTGTCGGTCTTGCCGCTACCGCTTCGCTTCCTGACGGCGTTGCCGTCATCGACGCCGCCTCTGGCGATCAAGTCACCGTTCAATTCCTCGGTGGTAACACCGTCAAAGCGACCTTGCTCGCTGGCCCCGTGACCGTTGGCGATACGCTTTTCAGCGTCGCTTCCGGCCAAGTCGCCATCACCGGCACGATCACCGTTGGCAAATCGCTGACCACCGCGTCTGACGCCGGTGCAATCGTCGAGATGCTGCCCAAGAACATCTAATCTCAACAATCTACTAAACTAACATGTATACGAATTCTGCTGCAATTTTCCGTGGCGACGTCGCTGGCGTTCTCGAACAAGCTAAGGACTGGGAGTCCGGTTTGATCGGTACGGCTGTGATGCCCGTCCTCAACGTTCCTGTCCGCGCTGGTCAGTATCCGTCTTTCGTTCTGAAAGAAGGCCAACTGCTCAAGTCCGAGGTCAAGAACCGCGCGCCTTACAGCACCTACGCTCGCGGCACCCGCGCTTTCAATCAGGACACCTACACCGCGCTTGAGTACGGTTACGAAGAAGCCGTTGATGATACGGTGACGCTCGACGTCGCTCGTTTCTTCGATGCCGAAGTCATCGCCGCCAAGCTCGCCAAGCGCAAGCTGCTCCTCGCTCACGAACTCCGCGTCGCTGCTCAGATGTTCAACACGAGCAACTTCACCGCCACGAACTCGACGACTGCTTGGAGCACGGCCAATATTGCCACGTTCGATGCTGCTCAGGACGTGCAAGACGCTCTCGACCGTATGCTCGCCAAGGGTGAATCCACGAGCAATGCAAAAGTCGTGATTCCATATCCAGTATGGACGCGCCTCCGCGCCTCGACGAAATTCCAGAACCGCCTTCGCGGCACCGGTCTTTCGAGCGACACCATCCTCAACGCTTCGACCCAAGCCGCTGCCGAAGTGTTCGGCGTCGCCGAAGTTCTCATCGGTCGCGCGTCCTACGACTCCGCTCCCGAAGGCGTTGCGTTTAGCTCCAGCAACGTCTGGGCGAACACCTACGTCTGGGTTGGTAACGTCACCGAGGCCTCCGCTGGCTTCTTCGGTGGTGGCGCTGGCTTCACGCTCAACTGGTCCGAGTACGGCCCAGCCATCGGCGTCAGCACCTACCGCGATGAGTCGATCAAATCGAACATCGTCCGCGCTTCGCACTACACCGCCGAGAAGGTTGTGAACACGAACGCTGGTCAGCTCATCACGACCCAGTTCTAATCCTGATTAAGTTCAGTTCTAAAGCCTCACGCCTCACCGCGTGGGGCTTTTTGTTTTGACGGTTCGCGCGTCTTCTATTGACCGAAGCAAAACACACGACCATGACGATCTCACTCTGCGTAATTTGTGGCAACGAGGCGCACCACATCGAGGCAATGCTTAAGTCGTTCGTCGGACTGATCGACGAACTCTCACTTGTCCGCGCCATTGGCTCAAAGGAGCCGGACGACACCGAGCGAATTGCGCGCGGGTGGTGCATCGACAACGGCGTCAATTTCGTTTTTAGCGAGTATCGCAACGGAGTCACGGCGCAGGCTTGGAAACACGTTGATTCGTTCGCCAAGGCACGCAATCAGGCTTTCACGTATGCGACCGGCGATTGGCTAGTCTGGGCGGACTGCGACGACGTTTTGGCACAAGCCGACGACCTCAAGAGCAAGCTCGCCGAACTCTCCGAAGAGGTGCTGATGGTGCGCTGTCCTTACGACGTGCGCGGAACCGGAAAGAAACTACAACGCGAGCGGTTCATCCGTCGCAGCGCGTTTCAGTCTGGGCGCGTTTGGCATCACGACGTACACGAAAACCTGCTGCTGTTGCCAAACGACCGCCATGTCGAGTGGACAACTCCGGTCTGGAGGCATGAGCCAGCCTGCATAAAACAAGATAACCGCAAGCGTAACCTTGCTATTCTAGGCCGCAGCGTAGGCGAGGCGGCGACTCAATACTTTTACATCCACCAAGAACATTACTGCGCCGGCAATAAACAAGCCGCCGAACAGTTTGGCCGCATCGCGCTTTCTTTTCCGAACCTCGACGACAGCTTTAGATACGAGGTGCAGTTAAACCTTGCGCGTATCTCAGCCAGTCGGCGCGAGTCCATGCAGTTCGCAATGGGCGCGCACGGCGTCTTTCCGTGGTGCCGCGAAGCCATCGCCTCAATTATCATGCTGGCTTTTGAAAAGAACGACGGCAAGCGCGCGAGCTGGTGGGCGTCTCGGATGCTGACCTTGCCCGAACCGGCGCAGAAAGATCGTCCGTGGACGCACGAAGCGAAATGGTACGGCTGGGCTGGGCATGATCTCGCCGCGCGTGCATATCGCTTGGCTGGCATGGTGGCGGACGCGAACGCGCTCCAACTGGTTTATCATAAGCACACCGAGCCGACCATTCGCATCACGCAAAAGACACTCGGCAACTCGACCCGCTCGGTGTCATTCCGTGACGCTTGGCTCT